AACGCTTTTCTTACCGTTTCGCTATTGTACTTGTATTCCTCGTTTATGAAGTCCTGAATCAGTTTAATAAGGTTCATTCCTTGCGGAGAGTTTGGAAACTCCTGACAACCGACCATTGACGGCAGTTGTGTAATTGTGCTTACAAGATTATACATTGCCTAATTGATTATTTCCGTAAAGTGATTCGTGAATAGCTTGTCGTTTTATTTCCTCCATCATTTCCCGAGCCTCTCGTTCCTCCTTTGTTTCGGGTTGCTCAATGGTTTCTTTTTGCTGAAGATAAGGTAAGGTGTTTAGAATTGTGGTTTTCCAGTTCTTTATTTTCTTTCCGTTTCCGTTCCTCCAACCGTTAGCCTTCCAACTTTGATACTTCGCGTTGATACTGTTCTCAGGAACGTTAAAGTTCAACTCTGAACATTTATCTAAAGCATACTCTCTAAATTCCTCATACGCGGGTAACTGGTTTATTGTTACTTGGTTACTTGTTTCTTGTTTATCTATACTACAAGTGCTTTCACGTTGCTTTGTCTCGTGCTTTATCAATGCTTTATCAAGTGCTTTGTCAAGTGCTTTATCAAAATTTGATAGGGCAACTATGTTAGCGGAGTATTGATTCTTAGACCTTTGAACCATGCTAATAAAACCCCATTCTACAAGGTCGTTCAACGTGTTGATGTAGGTATTGTAAGACTTGATTCCTATTGCCTCCATCGCCATTGTGGTCGGCATTCCAAACTTTGCCTTCCAGCCTAAACGGTTGCAATGTTCAACCGCAAAGAAATATAGAGCGGTGTGGTTCGGCTTTATCTTCTCTGGATTCTCAAAGCACCAATCGAACCAGGTTCTTGATAGTTCGTAACCGTTCATAATAAAAGAAAGGGGTTGGCGTTGACTGCGCCCCTCACGTTCAGCCGCTCAAGAAGCCGTCCGTTTGTTTTAACCCCATAAAGTAGTTTCTTCATTCTTGAGCATTTAGATAAACGCTTGTCAGACGTTCAATAGTAAATGGCAAAGTTAGCAATTTGTGCCACTTAGAGCATTCGTTCTACTGAGTTTATAAATAATGGCAAAGAGTTGCCGATTGATTGACATTCGATGTTAAAGTAGTAATGGTCAATCGCTTCTTCACGCTCCATACCTTGCTCTACAAGTAAGTCTATCACCACATCTTCCTCGTACACTACCCTCGCTTCTCCGTCAATTACAACAATGCCTACGATAGCTTGGTCTAATCCAGGCAATACTACCGCTTCCATCTCGCAGTTCTGTAAAAATGACTCAATCTTTTCTCTTTTGTAATTCATTAGAACAACTCAGTTTGTGTTACGTCTTTCTTCCTTACAATTCCGAGAGCAGTTTCGAAGATTGTTCGACCGACTTCGTAATCAACAAGGTTACGAGCAACTTTATTAAGCAACTGACCGCCCTTGTATTTTCTAAAGTCGTAATCGTGAAACTCGCATAGCTTATCAACTTCGTTTTTCGTTTGACAAAGTCCATCGAAATGCCTTGCGCTAACATCGTTTGGAATTGCGAAGTTCGCCCAATACAAGTGCCTATCTCTTGTTACTGGGTTCATCAATGGGTCATAATACGGAACGACATTCTCAACGACGTACTGCCCCTTGAAGTGATGTTGTAAGAAAATTATCTCTTCGTAAAGTTTCATATCGGGATAAACTGGCATCTTTCCATTTGCGCCAAAGCCCCAAAACCTTGCTCTTGAGTGTGTCGGACAAGGCGGTGAAGTCCAAATAAAATCGAACTCTTGGTAGTGGTCAAGTAAGTATTGGTGAGCGTCTGCCACGATAACCGTGTCGTTTGGGAATCGCTCTTGATATAACTTAGCAAGTTCTTCATCTAACTCTACCGCAGTAACTTGTATATCTACGTTGGCTTCTTCAGCTACTTCGTCCCACTTGTATCGATTGCCGCCTAAACAAGCGTACAAATTCAAAACCCTAAACTTCTTCATCTCTCTCGTATCCTAAAGTTAGCATTATAAAATCGAGAACTCTAATCTTCCACTTGCTCATAATACTCGCGTGGTTTCGATGTTGTTTCCAGTCCAATGAGTCCGCAGTCCAAACTTGTTGCAGAATTGCATAACCATCTCACGGAACTCTCGCTCGGTTGCGATTCTATCCTTCACTTGACGGTTGGAATGTAAGACGGTAGCGTGGTCGTGTCCGCCCGTGAGTTGTCCAATCTGCTCAAGGGTTAGGCTATTCTTAACGACCTTGTTGACCATTGCCCAATGGAATAGTTGACGAGGCTCTAAGAACTGCCTCTTGCGTGTCTTGAGTTCTAACTGGTCAACGGTTATGTTGTAGATGTCTGCAATCTCGTTCATCAACTCAACGACCGAGTTGTTGTTGCCGTCTCCGTAGAGTTCCCTCTTGACGTTAGACCGTAGCTTGTTAATCTCCACGAGTAGAACGTCCGCGTATATTCCTGACAGTTCGTTAACGACTTGGTTGCCGACTCTACCTTCTCGCTCTGTTATGGCTTCCTTGATTATCTCAATCGTTTCGTAAGCCCACTTTTGACTTGGTTGTGTTACTTCGCTCTCCATATCGCTACTTGTTTTCCGAAGTCTCCCTTGACGGTGTCCCCCGTTTTGTAAATTAAACCTTTGTTTTTCAAATTACTGAACGACCTTCTTATCGAAGTGAGTGGCGTGTTGTGCCATCTGTTCCCGCTTAAGCTCTCCATTATCTTAAAGTGCCTCAAGGTTCGCTCAGGTGTTACTCCGAGTTGGTCGTGACTTCTCAAGAACTCTAGCACCATTTCGTCCTGAGTCTTTGCTTTCTTCCGGGACTCCTTAAGAGTCGCTCCTTTTTCGTTGTTCGTGTTGTGGTAACTCATCCTTTTATGGTCTTTGTGTAAAGTCCCCAAAACCAAGAAGTGGTTTCTGTCTTTACTGGTTTAACTTTCCTTTTCTGTTGCGCCTTCTGTTGCGCCTTCGGCTCTTTAAAATCAACCTTTAGTTGTCTTTTTTTGCCGTTAGTCTGCTCGTTCATAAAGTCTGCCAACTGAGTAGCCATTTCTAAGGTTACTTCTCCAGCTTTCCACTTGTAACGTGCCGTTCCAGTCTTTTCAATCCACCCTATTCTTTGTAAGCTGGATGTCATGTTGTTAGTTGCTCGGTACTTCTCCCCGAGTTTCTTCCCAACAATTCGCTGGTTATTTTTACAAGCTTCTTTCACTTCTTGCAGCATTGCCGCATACTTGATTGTCGTCTTTTTCATTGTTTGTTTATGTAGTTAATAATCGTTTCTTGAGTTCTTACGCTGACCCTGTCGCCTTTAAAGTAAGCGTAAACTGTTTGTGTTGATAGCTTCGTATCTTTAGCTATGCGATATGCGGTTATGCCTTTGGCGTTTGCTACCGCAGTTACCTCTTCAATCTTCGGTACTTGTAACATCTGTTTCGGGTTTTAGGGTTATTACTTCGTTTTCTTTTTCTTCCCACATCTCAATTATGGGTTCTTCCATTGAGTAGTCAATGTAAAATGTGGTTTGACGGATAGTTATGTAAACAACTAACGCATCGGGATTTGCTTGTATTACCATTCTTCTTCCATATTATAGGTGTAACATTCATTGCATTGGCAGTCGCTCTCTGAACTACCTTGTTGATAGAACTCTCCGCAAGTTTCGCACTCGTAGCAATCACAGTCATCACAATCTCTGATTCGCTGTCCGCAACATTCACGGTATGTGTATTCGTTCAATGCCCATTCCATTACTCGCATTCTTTTTCAAATTCAACTTCTGCAATAACTTCCTCGCCATATATGTAAACCAACATATTAACCAGTGTTTCTTCATTATCGTATGACTTGTAAATTTGCCCAAAATTGTCCATTTCGTATTCTTGACAGATTCTGATTGCTTCAAAAGTGTCAATTCCATGTAAGGCAAGCCAACCTTTGCACTCATAGCTACCTATTAAATAGGGGCTTTCGTTGAATGCGAAAAAGTGCCAGTCGTCTCTGTTTTCTTCGGTTAGTACTCCCTCATCGACGAGTTCAAACACATAACGTTTTAATTCTAATTTAATTGAGTTTTTCATTGTTCTTGTTTTTTCTCGCGTTACGGATGCGCGACCCCCGTTTGATTGGTGCAATATCTTAATTGCTTTTGAATATTCAAAATATTAGGGTAAATTTTTTATTCCAGTTCCCGAACCTTCTGTCGATAGTAGGCAAGTTTCTCTTCTAGTTCCCACGTTGCAAACTTGACGGTCGTTAAGCTGAGTTCGTGCATCTCCTCCGCCAGTCCTTCGCGTTCCCGGTCAAGGTTCAAACCGAAGTCGTACTGTCTTCCTTGCTGCATTACGTTGCACCCGTAGCATTGCGGTCGGCAGTTGTCCTCGTGCCACCTTGTCGCGTACCTTGCTCTGCTCATAAAGTGTCCGCATTGCATTTTCTTTAGTTCGTAAGAACGTCCGCAAGTGTAGCACTCACAATAACCGTCAAGGTTGGAAGCACTCAATCGGATATACCGACTGAATGCCTTGTCCAACTCTTTGACAATTTTAGAACGGGAGGTCGCTTTCTTCTTCAACGACTGCTTGTTTAGAAGTTACTTCCTCTTTTAGCTTAGGTTGATAGGTGTCAACTGCCGCATAAAGTTTGCCTTGTGCTGACTTCTTAATCTGAAGTCGTAACTCAAGACCGCGCTTTCCTTCGCGGAGGTGCTGGTCGTTCTGCTCCAGCCATTTAACCAACTGAGTCGGGTTTATAACCATGTCCGCTTTTATCCATTCAGGAGCGTTCTCGTTAGGTTCAAAGACGTTCAAGCCGTCTACAAAAATTACTTTGTTCTGCATTTTATTTAGAGTTTAAAAGGTTACGTAAATAATCGTTTGCGAACTCCAGCCTTTCCCGGAGTTTCTCTTGCATCTCAAGGTCGGCTTCTACTCTAATCTCGATGAGTTTAAACCGCTCGTCTTTTATGCGCGGGTCGAATGATAAGAACCGACAAGCTAACGCGCCAGTTGCTAACATCTGCCCTTGCATCTGCCAAACATACTTCGGGTCGATGTAACCTTCAAAGGCAGTCTTGAGATGGTTCGCGGTGTTGTACGGGCATTTAATCTCAATGAGTTCTTCGTCCACCATACCGTCCGGGCTTGCGCCTGAGTAGTCGTTAATCGGAACGAATGGCATTTCCTCAATGGTAACGCCTTTCAGTTCTGAATAGTAAGCCTTGCAAATAGGCTCGTATTCGTTGCCCCAATCAAGAGCCGCTCCGAAGATTTCCTTGCGTTCTCCCGTTAGAAGTTCTGCCGCCTTCTCGTAAATGTAGCTGACCGCAGTCGCTCCGAGAACTTCGTCTTTCTTTCTTGAGTTGGTCATCAAGTCCCCGAACCGGGAAGCCGTAAACTTCCCCATTCGTTGCTCGTGCCATTCTTCAGTTCGTTGTTGTGTGTCGCTAATTGCTTCAAAAATATTCTCCATCTTATCGTTCTTTTGGTGGTTCAGGTAAAGGCATCCAATGTGTTATAGTGTCCGTGTAAGTTGGATGACACCACCTTTCATGTTCGAAATCATAATTTGTCATATGATAGTTTCCATACTCAGTAAACACAACAACCTTTTTAGAAAAACCGTTTCTTTTATGTTCTGGCAACTTATCTTTTACGCTTATCCATTTCATCGTTACGCTCTTTTAAAGTCATCAGATTCATCTTCGCCAAATACGCCAACTTCATATAGCCCGCTAAGTTTTAAAACTACTCTTGAAAGTGCGCGTTTTTCTGCCATTGCAACGGGGTACTTTTGCCGCGTGTTGTCAGGTGCTGACTCTCCGAATGTCTCCATAGTAACGGGTAAACCGTCAGGTCTTGACATTTCGCCAGTTGCTTTTATTACTACGTGCTTCAGGTCATCGGATAATCTGACAACTTCGTAAGTTACGCGGATTCCTTTGTGCGCTTGAATGCGCTCGATTCCTTGTCTTGTGATAATTACAAAGCCTTGAGGACTTTTGAAAAAGTGGTCTTTGTTTAGACCGTTCTCGGTTGCGAGACTTTGAAGTCTCTCTTTCTGTGTTTGATTCATCGTTCTGTTTTTATGATGATTATTAAAAATTGAATTTACGAATTTAAACATTGAATGTCAACCGCGTTTGAGTGGTCGTCATAAATGCGAATGAAAGTGTAAAGCCCGGACTTTATAGGCTCTGCGCCTGACCAACGGACTAACTGCCAAAAGACAAACGACTCGACTCGGATAGTTCCCGCGTCAACTTCTGCGGTGCGTAGGTCGCTCAGTGCTTTACTTGCTACCAAGCGAACGAACGCTGGTATTGTCTTGTCGAGTAATAATCGGTTTTGAAATTCTAAGTGGTTCATAGTTCTAAATGTTTCCCCAAATATCTAAATTACTTTTGAATATCCAAAACAATGGATTAAATTTTTTTAGTTCTGTCTTGAGTAAGCGTTCATAATAGCCTCTTGATTCATCTCGATGTCCTTATACATTTCTTCCGCGTTGACTGCCGCGTCAAAGATAACTTCTTGCGTGTCGATTATCGCCCGGACCGCGTACAAAAGATAGACCAGCAAACCGACAACAAGCAGAAGGAGACAAAGCGAAACGGTCAACAAGAAGATTATCATAAGTCCATCAACTCGTTAATTACCGTCTTGCCACCTATTACAACCGCGCAACCGATAGCGGGTTTCTTTCCTCTCTTCGCGTAAGCAAAAGCATACTTGTCGTTGTCTATTCCGCAACCAATCTGAGTGCCGAACACTTTAAAATTTTGCCCAACATAAAACTCGGTGTAAGCCTGAGTATGTAGATGCCCCTGAACCGTGCTTTGCATATCTGCTCGACACTTGGTTCTTGCCGTTCCGCCTTCTCCGTGAACGTACTGGACTCCATCGTAAACAACCCGGTCCGCGAAGTTCCAAGTCGGAGCGTTCAATACTTCGTTAAACGATTTAATCCACGCCTTTGGGATTCCTCCAGTAAACGCCTTTCGACTTATTATGCGGTCGTGGTTTCCGATAGTAACGTCAGCAACTGGAAACGCCTCAACCCATCGTTGTAAACGTTTAATCGCAAGTTCAAGTTCCATTCCTCCGCCCATTCCGTCCGGGTTTGTTTCGTGGTAACTGGAGTAATGCGAATCAATAACATCTCCGATAAAAATAACTTGGTTGCAATTGTGCTTTCGGTAAGTCTCTTTGCAAAAGTCAAGATACTCTTCAAGACAGAACGGCTCGTGGAGGTCGCCTATTACTAATATCCTGCGCTCCTTTCGGTTTAGGTTATTCCAAGCGTCCAACATTTGCCCCTTAATACGGGGTCGAAAGTCGCTCATTGTGCTTGAACTACGTCAGCAAACTCAGCATCAAGTGAACGGATTTCGCGAAGTATCTCCGCCCACTTTATTTTTGCCTCAAATAGTTCTACTTCTGTCGAGTCAGTTCCTAAACTGGCTTGAATTGAAGCGTTCTTTTTCAATAGCTTGTCGATTGCTTCTCTCGTAATCGGGTTCTCGTTGTATATCATCTGTTTATTATGTTGCGACCAATGCCAACACCAACGAAGTGCTGACCATTGTATCCATAGTTTACGCTAAAATAAGTCCTTTTAACGGTTCCTTGTAAGCCGATTGCGAATAACGGAGTGTAACTTTCGACAAAATCGCTTTGAAGCCCGACCAATCCGTGAACACCCAATGCCCAGCTTAACGGTTTCTTGCGTAACTCAACCTTCAGGTTCTCCGTTCTGTTTTGATAATTGCTCCAAGTTAGCCGAACATCGTTAACGGTGGTGTCGTAGTTAGCTACTTCGCTCAACCACGTTTCAACTATCTTCAGAGTATCTACCAATAACATAGTGTCTAAACGAGTAACTACTTTCTCGGAGTAGATTGTATCGGTTTGGGTAACGAGTTGCTTAGAGACGAATCTAACGGTGTCAGTCCGCCATCTATCAACGTATTCAATGGTCGGGACTGGCTTCTCAATAACCTTCGTGATGGTCTTGGCTTCAGAGTTGCAACCTTTGGACGCAATTATAACGCCCAACAAGAACGCTAAAATGTAAGGCGTGTAGACCTTAACTAAATGTATTGCGATGTCTTTTCCCAAACTGCGACCTCTGCTTCTCTTCTTCTGACTAAACCTTTAAGAACTCGACCTCCGCCCTTGTTCCATCTTCTGAACTGGCTCGGAATTTCGGAGTAGTCCGGGTTTGAATTAACCCAAGCTAATAAAGTGGACTTTGAAAGGTTGCCGATTCCTACGTTGTAAGTAAAGGAGATTAAAGCCGCCATTTTATGCGCTGGAAGTTTGACCTCAAGAACGTTCTTTACTTGCTTTTCGACCGATTTAATAGTGTCCAGTAGCATCTTGTTCGCTTCTTTCTTGTCGATTTCCGGGTCGTCCATAGTGACTCGTTCGCCGTTCAAGTGCATTGTATTACCGTATCCGATTGTCGGAATGCCTGAAGGACACAAATAAGGCTTTGAAGAGTAGCCTTCAAACTCCTTTATTACCTCTGCGGCTATCTTTGCCGCGCTTGGTCTTGGTTTTTTCTTCGCAGTTTCTTCCATTCTTACAATCGCATTCTCGCGGTGCAATAGCGCACCATTTTACATTTTGCAACGGTTCTCTTTAAGTTCCCCCCTCATCTCAACCAACGCTTTCGTGTTCTCGCTAATAACGTCCGCAAACTTTTCTACGTGCTTATCGTTCGCCTCTTGCCAATCTCTCCGCTCATCTCGGTGTATGTCGGTAAGTTTGTTCAGATAGTAAACCAACACGGCAAGAAATATTCCCGCGATTCCGTAAGATGCTAAAGCCTCAAGTATTGCGTCCATTAGAATACTAAGTTTCCTTGTTCGTCAAACTCTGGGATTATTCCCCACTTGGCTAACTCTTCTACCCACTCTGCTCGGTCTGTAAACTCATCAAAAATCCAAATGGTTGTAAACACTTGGCTCGGCTCTACAAGTCCGTAGCTTTTTACTTCTGTTCTGAGGTCATCAAAGCAGATGTAGTAGGTTGTAACTGAAGGGTATCTTATTTCATTCATCTCGTTAGTTTATGCCGCGCCTCCGTCGGTTATTCCTCCCCATTTGCTTATTAAACTGGTTCTTGCCGCCTCTGCCGCACCACCAGATGTATATTGACTTCCACCAAAGTTAACCGTTCCGCTATAACTCATTGCTCCTTGAGCATCCCACGCTATTAGAAGAGCATCATAATTAGCAGTTGAAAGTGTTGGTGAACCAATGCCGCCTCCCGCCATAAAATTCCCAAATGAAGTAATCTGTGTAACGCTCCAGTTGCTTATATCTTGGTCGAACAACGGTGCTCTCTGTAGCATTGATGTCACGTTAGTTGTCGCACTTGTTATAGTTATATCTGAATTGAAGTTTGGAGTTGTGTAGAACATAAAATCAACTTGTGATGCGCTTGCCAAATTCCAATTTGAAACATCCCCGTCAAAATTTGAAAAGCCAAAGCATGATTCAAATTCAACGCCACTTGAAACATCCCAATTACTAACATTTCCGCCTTCAAAATCTGACTGATAAAAACAGCCAAGAAAATTCGTAACACCGCTAACATCCCAAGAAGTTAGGTCTGCACCCGTTAAGTCTGTCGCTCTAAAGGTACTTTGTAGGTCTGTTGTTGTAATTGTTGGAGCATCCGTTGCACTTACTAACAAATTAGAACATCCAAAAAATGACTTGTTAGTTGTGATAGTTAAGTTGCCCCAATTACTAACGTCCGTAATTTTCGCCTTGTCTCCACCGTTGTTGAATTGGAACCCTTGTATATCACTTCCCGAAATGGTTATTGTGTAAGTTCCCGCAGTTGTATAAACGTGCGCTTTGTTCGCAAAGCTAAGAACTGAAGTTGCGCCACCATCTCCCCAATCAATCGTACCCGAATACACGCCACCCGATAGCAACGGCAAAGTTACCGTTTCGCCATCCGAAGCAACGTTCCAAGTAGATACAAAGTCGGGGTTAACCGATGGCGCACCGCCACCTCCGCGACTTGCGCGAGTCCCTATTTTGGCAACGCCTATCATTGGTTATAAATGATAACGCTTCCGCTTGACATTGTTAACGCGGTAATGTTATCGCCAGTCGGCACAACGATGTACGCTCCAGCTTTAAGGGTTGCTCCGCTTAATCCGTAAGCCGCAAGAGCGTCAGCCCCGTCAACTTCAAACGTAGTTATTACCGTGTCCTCTTGGACGATAATAGAGTATCCCGTTAGTGAAGTATGCGCTCCCGTTCCCGTTAGAACTTTAGAGCCTCTTGAGCCGATTAGTTTTTGTGATTCAGTCATTAGTTAGGTATTTGGCACTTGTTATAATCGTAAGGTTGAGTAATAGAAAGAACGCAAGAATGTCCGCTCACTTTGTCGT